ATGGCAAGAATTACCTACCTCGAAAGACGCGGTGCGGTCTATTATGCGCGCGTTGATATCCCGCTTGAACTTGTCGAGCACTATGGCACCACGACGAAAAAGAAGTCGCTCCGCACCAAAGATGAGAACGCCGCCAAGAAAGCCATGTGGCCGGTGGTTGAAGCATGGCGCGCTGAATTCGAGGACGTGCGAGCCCGGCGCCAGATCACCGCCGACGACAAAGCCGCCGCGACGTGGCAGCACTATGAGGCCGTCCTAGATCGCGACGAAGCTGCGCGCCGGGCGCTGCCCACGGAAGCGCAGATCAACGCCGCCTTGAAGACTGCCATTGCCGACGCCGAGAAGGCGGGCCTTGACGCAGCCGACCCGGTCGCCATGCTCGGCGCCAGTCTTGAGGTTCGGGTTCTGAATGCGCAGAAGGACTATGAGGCCGAAGCGCGCGCCGTCAAACTCAAGACTTTGCGCCAGCACCTTGCCAGCGGTGAAACCGCGCTGATCGGTGATGAAGTGACCGGCTATGTGGCAGGTAACAAGCTGCTACCCAACGCCGCCGACACCAAAGACATAGCCCGGCGCATGATTCGGGCCGAAATCGAGGGACTTGAGCGCACCCTTGAACGTGATCGCGGCGACTACAGCGGCGCCCCCAAAGACCCCATTGTTAAGCCGATATCGGGCGCCGCTCGCCAAACAGCAGCGCCGGGCGAAAGCATCATGGAAGTGTTTAAGATCTACGAGCGCGAAAACCCCAACGGAACCAAGCCGGACACGCTGGCACAGGCGCGGCGCGATATCGGAACCTTTGTTGATTATGTCGGTAGCACCTGCCCGGTGCATAGGATCGACAAGAAGGCCGTTCGCGAGTGGAAGGCGCTCTTATTGCAATACCCGGTGAAGGCGACCGAAACCAAAGCCTTCGAAGGCATGAAGATTGCGCAGATCGTCAAGCACAATGAGAAGGTCGGCAAACCGGCCATCGCGAGAAATACGGTCAACCGCTACCTGTCCAGCCTCGGCGCCTTTTGCGGATGGCTGATGGATCACGGCTATCTTCATGAGAACCCGGTAGCCGACATGTTCATGAAGAAGGACACGGACAAAAAAGTTTACCCGTTCACCGTTGAACAGATGAACACGTTGTTCAAATCGCCTTTCTTCACTGGCGTCCAAAGTGACGATGCGGTGCGCTTCTGGAACAAGCCAGGTAACGTCAGTATTCGCGATCACCGCTATTGGGTGCCGTTGATCATGGCCTTCTCAGGTGCGCGACCGGGAGAAGTTGCGCAGCTTGCCGTTAGCGACGTGCGAGAAGATCGCGGGCATTGGATCATGCATATCACCGAAGAAGGTGAAGGTGACAAAAGCACCAAAAACGAAGGTTCAATGCGCGTGGTGCCGCTGCATCCGATGCTGGTGAAACTCGGCCTGATCGACTACCACGCCAAACAGGTAGAAGCGGGTGAGAAGCGTCTGTTCCCGACAGCAGATCGCAATTCGCGCGGCCAGATGTTTGCCGACTTCAGCCGTGACTTCGGGCGATACCTGACAAAGCTCGGCTTGAAAGATGGCCGTGGCCTTTCTCTCTATAGCTTCAGGCATAGCGCCACCGACGCCCTACGCCGCGCCGGATACCTTGATGAACAATTCGGCTTCATCCTTGGGCATACGAAGGCGACCATGACGGGCCGCTACGGCATTCTTCCGCAGGGTATGCTTGAACAGCGCGTGGAACTGATCAACGCCATCAAATACCCGGACTTGAAAATAGATCACTTATTTTGATGGTTTAAGCTAAAAACATCAATTTCTGTGATTTTTAGGATTCACAGACGATTCGACCCGTGTCAGAATATTGCCAAGTCAAAGAAAGGGCTTGGCAATATCGATGCGAAACGCATTCAAGAACGTGTTGGAAATCTTCAAAGGTGAACGGTCGATAAAGAAGGCCGTATCTGCCGCCGATCCCGCAGTTCTCAGCTTTTTCGGTCTTTATCCAACCGCCTCGAATATTGAAGTCACGCCTTCCATTGCTATGCAGGTTCCCGCTGTATTCTGCGCAGTCGGGACTATCTCGGGAAAAGTCGGTGATCTTCCTGCGAAGTTGTTTGATCGCAAGACCCGTGAAGCCATCAAAGATCATGATGGTTACAAGCTGATCCACGACGAAGCGAACGCCTTCACGTCTGCTTCAGAGCTACGCCAGCAACTGACCCGTGACGCCTTGCTCACCGGCCATGGCTTTGCTGAAGTGGTCCGCTCTTTCGACGGGCGCCCGTTGGAACTCAACCGGCTGAACCCTCATTCGGTTCAATGTAATGAATATGACGACGGCACCCCCTATTACATCGTGTCTTCCAAGAACGGTGGGCAGGTTCGGTTTGACTTCACCGACATCCTGCACATTGCCGCACCGGACGGCTCGCCCGTCGTCAAAGCGCGCGAAGCCATCGCCCTGACCATCGCCTTCGAACGCCACATTGCCAGCTTGTTCGCCAACGGCGGGCGCCCTTCCGGCGTCATTCTGTCTCCGAAGGTAATCGATCAGGATGGCAAAAAGAACCTGGCTTCCTCGTGGTTCAGCAGCCACTCGGGAAACCGGGCCGGTGGCACCGCCATTCTTGATGAAGGCATGGATTACCGCCCCCTTTCCACCACGCTCGCAGATGCGCAGTTTGCCGAAAACCGCCTTGAGCAGATCCGCGAAATCGCCCGCGCCTTCAATATCCCGCCGACCATGATTTTCGAGCTTTCGCGCGGCACGTGGTCGAACGTCGCGGAACTGAATCAGCAGTTCCTGACCATGACCCTGAAGCCTTGGCTGACCCGGTGGGCTTGGGCTTATGCCCGTTGCTTGCTCACCCCTGAAGAGCGCGCCCGGTTCTACGTCGAATTCGTGACCGAAGACATCGTTTCGACCGATGAAGTCGCCCGGTCAACCGCCTTCAGTAACTACCGCAGCATGGGCGCCATGACCGCGAATGATGTTCGCGCAAAGCTGAATATGCCGCCCATTTCCGGCGGCGATGACAACGCCAATCCCTACACGACATCAAACAGCGCCGGGCCGGTTACGGCGCCGCAGGAATCCGCACAATGACAGACCCGACCAAACACCGCGCCTATTTTGGCGATGGCGAACACGACTTCGCTCTTTCGTTCGAAATTGTGGACGAGCTTCAGCGCAAGACCGGCGTTGGCGTCGGTGAGCTTTACCAGCGGATCACCGCCAGACTCTTTTACATCTCCGATATTGTCGAGGTGATCCGATGCGGCCTGATCGGTGGCGGCACCGCCCCTATTCGAGCGCAGCAGCTTGTAGACGCCTACGCGAAGAACCGCCCGTTCGCTGAAACCCTTCCACTCGCCCTCGATATCCTTGATGCACGGTGGGCAGGCATCCCCGAACACGTCGAACCCGCAATCTGGGTGAACGAAGCCGATGCTGGCGTCGTCCATCGCGGCGAATTTGTTGTGTCGAAAGAGGCGAGCAACGCCATCAATGACGCCCTTGAACAGGTGGCAGAATGACCGGCGCCGACAACCTGATCATCAAGGGTGAATTCTCTATCGATGAGGCTGGCACCGTGACCGGCATCGCATGGCCGTTCGATACGGTCGATACGCAGGGCGACCGTATTGAGAAGGGCGCCTTCAAGTTCGCCGCCGACGTGCCGATGTTCATGGAACATCAGGAAGGCGCTATCGGCATTTGGGATTCCTTCAAGGAAACAGACGCGGGCCTTGAAGTTACCGGGCGCCTCTTTCTTGAGTCGTCCCGCGCCGCCCGGGCTGCATACGACAAGCTTCGGAAGGGCCTGATTGACGGCCTGTCCGTGAGCGGCATCGTCACCGCCGCTCGCATGATTGCTGATGGCGTTCGATCCATCACCGACACCCGCATCCTCGAAATCTCGCTCTGCCGACGCCCGGTCAATCCGGGCGCCCGCGTCACCATCGTCAAATCCCTAAATGAGGAAGAAAACATGAAACCCGAAGAAATCCAGAATGAACCGGAAACGAACAGCGATCCGGTTGCCACGCCCGATGAACTGAAGCTTCTGAAGGCCCGCATGGACGCCATCGAAGCCAAGGCTTCCCGCCTTCGCGGCGTCAACAATAACAACGCATCCGCCGACAATGACAACGAAGAGGTGAAAGCCTTTTTCGACGGTCTGCGCAGCACCGGCATTCAGAAGGCGCTCACCACTGCGACCGGCGCCTCTCTGATTCCAAGCGCCCTAATGAACAAGGTGATCGTAAAACTGATGGCGCAATCGCCCGTTCGGCGCTTCGCTAACGTGATCACCGTGGAAGGCCCGTCTATCGAGGTTCCCAGCCTTGTCACCGACGTGACGATTGGCGAAGTCACGGAAACGTCGCCGCGCCCCGAATCCTCGCCGGAATTCGGCTCCAAGTTTCTGCGTGTCTTTGAATCGAGCGTTATCGTCCCGATCACGCGCCAGATGCTCGAAGATTCCGCCGTCATGCTGGAATCGTTTTTCGTCAACCGGCTGGCACAGGGCTACGCTGAAAAAGAACAGTCGCAGTTCATCGGCGGCAATGGCACGACGCAGGCCGAAGGCATCCTGACCGCTGCCGAAGTTCAGGCGCCCATCACCACAGCTTCATCGACGGCATTCACCGCCGACGAACTCATCGAACTCTTCTATTCGCTGAAGAGCGCCTATCGCGATAACGGCGTTTGGCTGATGCACAGCAAATCCCTTGCCAAGTTGCGCCAGCTTACGGATGCCAGCGGAACGCATATCTGGCAGAGCAGCCTTGCCGCCGGTCAGCCCGATTTGCTGCTTGGCCGCCCGGTCTTCGCTGCCGACCACATGCCGAACCCGGTGGCAGGCGCCACACCGATTGTGTTCGGCGACATCGGCGAAGCCTACACCATCGTTGATCGCGTCCGCCCCTCTATCGAGTGGGATTATCAGACCGGCTTCAGCACCGGCCTTGTGAAGGGCAACACCCGCGCCCGCTTCGGCGGCGGCGTCGTCAACGGCGAAGCCATCGTTAAGCTGAAGATGAAGGCTTAACCTATGACCATCCGGCTCGCAAAGTCTCCGATCACCCTTCAGGCTGGCGGCATCACCGCCATCTTGAAGCCGTCTTTGCGGGCCGGTTTTCTCATGGCCGAAAGATGGACCTTGGCCGAACTCGACAAGGGAATTGCGGAACTCGATTTCCCGATGATTTGCGGCATCGCAGCCCTTGGCGCCGACGATCCCGTGAAAGCGCTGCGCATCTTCGCACTTGAAGTATCCGACCGCAAAGCCATTCCCCGGCTTCAGGTTCATATCCCCGCCATTCGCGAATTCGTGTCGCGCTCGCTCGGCCTTGTCACAGACGAACCGACGCAGCCCCGCGCCGACGCCACCGCACAGACCACACAACCGAACCTGATCGAAGAGCTAACCGAACTCTTCGAATTCGCGACCGGCGTCCTGCATTGGACGCCTGCCGATACCTGGGCCGCAACGCCGGCTGAAATCATCGCCGCACAACGCGGCCATCTTGCCTATATGAAGCAGCTTCACGGCGCCGGGACCGACAAGCCCACTCAGTCCGAAACCTACACCACCGACCGCCTGAAGCGCGTTGAACAGCTTGGGTATGATCCCGCCTTTGACCGCGATGCATTCAACAGCCTTCGGCAAAAGGGTAGCGCATGAAGCCGCCCCGCCTTTGCCATTGCGGCCAGACCGTGCCAGCCGGTGAGCGTTGCCAGTGCCAGCGTAAGCAGGACCGCGAACGCAAGCGCCGCCACGATCAGAACCGGCTCAATTCCCGTGATCGCGGCTATGATCGCGATTGGGAAGAGCTACGCCGCTACTTCCTCGGCAAGTATCCGCATTGCCGCATGTGCGCAGCCATGGGCAAGACCACACCGGCAACCGTCGCTGATCATATCATCCCGATCCGCCTCGCACCCCATCGGCGCCTCGATCCGTCCAACCTGCAACCCCTCTGCGCTTTCCACCACAACAGCGTGAAGCAGAAGCAGGAGCGCAGCCAATGACGCCCGCCACCAACGCCAGCGCAATCGAGTTTGAAGACATCCACGCGCTTCCACACGTCTTCTCGGACCTTTGGCGCGCTGTGCTTCTGACAGCCATCGAAGACGCCGTTCATGGGCCACCCCATGCCGGTTCGCACACCCAAAAGCTTCGCGAGATCGGAGCAGCCCGCGCCTACATCCTGAAGCCGAACCCCGATTTCGCTGAAGTCTGCACCCTTGCCGGATGCGACCCTGAAGCCGTTCGCGACCGTGTTGCCGTGATGATCAGCAAGGCGCCATCACCTGACACGCTGGCAGCAGCGCAGGAAAAGAAGAAGCCCATCCACACGGTGAGATCCAGCCGCCAGACCGGGGGTGGGTCTCGACTTGCCAGCGCTATAGGGACCGGCGGGGGGAGACGCGCTCGCTATAAAGTCGAAAAGGAATTTTCCAACATGGACACCGAAGCCCGATGAGCATCGTCACCCTTTCCCTGTTCAAGGCCCATATCGGGCATGATGAAGTCATTGAAAGCGGCGCGCTCGGCAACCTCGCCAGCGGCACCGATGAACTGCTTCAGCACTTTATCGACGCAGCCGAAGAGCGCGTGATTGCGTTGCTCGGGCGCCCGCTGTCCGATTTCACCGTCATCCCGGCATCGGTCAAGCAGGCCGTTTTGCTGCTTGCTGCGCACAGTTTTGAGAACCGCGAGCCCTTCCTGATTGGTGTTTCCGGCTCCGAAATCCCCAATTCCGTGGTCGATTACTTGCGCCCATACCGTATCGAGGTGACGGGCCGTGTCATCGAATAAGACCCTCACCGAACAATCGCGCGATCTTGAGCGGCGCCTGAACGCGGTCCCGGCGCAAATCCTTGCCGCCCTTCGCCCGGCCTTGATCCGCTCGGCCAATGAGGTTGCTGCGAACGCGCGGGCGCTGGCGCCGAAGGACACAGGCGAGCTTGTCGATTCCATCGCAGTCACCGGACCCGGTGAGACAACCCCGGCTTATGCCGCGCAAGGTGGGCAGCGCACCGCAGGCCCTAATCAGGCGCTTGTGACCGTTGGGGATGCGTATGTTCGCTACGCCCACATGCTCGAATTCGGGACCGTCAAAATGGAAGCGCAGCCCTTCCTTCGCCCTAGCTGGCGGTTGGCGCGAACGCGCATCCTGAACCGCCTCACGCGCACCATCAACGCAGTCACCAAAAAGCTGAACCCGAAATGATCGAACCGACAATCGCCCTTCAAGAGGCCATCCGCGCCAAGCTGATCAACTCCCCGGCTGTGATCGCGCTTGTTCCCGCCGACCGGATCAAGGCCGGCACGACGCGCCCCGATGAATGCCCGTGCATCCGCATCGGTGAGGCACATACGATCATGCACGGCAATGACTATTCAGCGCAGCGCATGGCCGAAATCTTCATTGATGTTCACGTTTGGACCGTCAACGAAGGCGAGCGGCAGGCCAAGGAAATCACATGGGCGGTTCAATGCGCCCTTGATGGCAAGCTGACTGTTCCCGGCTGCGACTGCTTCGAATTCAAGATCACTGGCGCCCGCTACCCGCGCGACCCTGAACCCGACGCCTACGGTCATGGGGTTTTGTCGGTGGAAGCTCTTGTTCGTTGGGTGATCTGATGCGGGCCGGAAAGCTGAAGCACGCCCTCATGATCGAACGGGAAGTGAAGGCTGTTGATGCAGCCGGTTACGTCACTTCCACGTGGATGCTGATCGGCACCATCAGGGCCGAACTTGCGCAGCAGGCGACGACCGAAGGCGCCACCGGCTACGGCGAAGCGGGAACCGCTGGCCTGACATTCAAGACCCGATACCTCACCGGCCTGACCACGGCTGATCGCATCCGATACCTGGGCCGCGCCTATAACCTGAAGTCCATCACGGATTTCGGGCCGCGTGGTGGCCTAGAATTGACCGTGGACGCGCTCGAATGACCCGTGGCCTGAAGCCTTCGACCATCACGCCCGGAACATCGCCCGTCACCACGGTTCAGGCGCCGCCGTCTTATCTGTCAAAGGACGCGAAAGCGGAATGGCGCCGTGTCGCGCCGATCTTGATCACCGAACGCCGCGTGTTGACCGTCGCTGATCTAGGCGTCCTTGAAAACTACTGCATTGGCTTCGGCACCATGCGCGAACTTCACCGGCTGCTTCAGGTGGAAGGCCACGTTCTGCCATCCGGCAAGCGGCACCCCGCAAGCACCGCACTCATTCAAGCGCAGCAAATGCAGCTTCGCGCCGCCGCTGAACTTGGCCTGACGCCCTCGGCTCGATCCCGCGCCGCCCTTGGCGAACTCCCTGATGAAGATGAAGACTTTCTATGAGCACCCTTGTTATCCGCCCCGAATGGCTTTTTGACGGTTCCCCTATTCCCGATCCGCTCGGCTATGGCGAGCGCGCCGTTCAATGGCTGCGCAAAAACCGCCATCCGAAGAACCCCGCGCCCGGCCATCCTTTCCAGTTGGCGCCGTGGCAGGAGCGTATCATTCGCGCCATCTTCGGGCCGCGTAACCCGGACGGAACCCGGATCATCAAGAAAGTTGTGATTCAGCTTGGCCGCGGATCGCGCAAGACAGCGCTTGCCGCAGCTATCGTCCTGCTTTGCGCCTTCGGTCCTGAAGCGGTTCCCGGTGGCCTGATTCAGTCGGCAGCGATGCATAGGAAGCAGGCGCGCGAACTCTTCGAAGAGGTGGCGCTGATCATCAGCCAAGACAAGCGGTATAACGGCAAGGCCAAAATCCGCGACTACAAATCCCAGATCCAGAACAGCAAGACCCGCACCCGGTATGAAGCAATTTCTTCCGAAGGCATGGGCCATCACGGTTCCACCCCCAACGTGGTGATTGCCGATGAGCTTCACGCATGGACAACGGAAAAGCACCGCGAGCTTTGGCGCGTCCTGTCATCGGCAGCGGACAAGACGAGCAACAGCCTGACCGTCGTCTTGACCACGGCAGGCCGTGGGCAGGAAACGCTCGGCTATAAGGAAGTCGCCGCCGCGAAGCGCATCCAGCTTGGGCAGATCACCGACCCCCACACCTTGCCGATCATCTTCGAATGTCCCGCCGATGTTGACTGGCGTGATGAAGCGATCTGGCACCAGATGCTTCCCGGTCTAGCCGATGGCTATCCTTCGCTTCAGGCTCTCCGCGAACGCAGGATCAAGGCCGAATATTCGGTGATCGAACGCGAAGTTTTGCAGCAGCTTTACCTCGGCGTTTGGCAAAACCAGTCTTCATCGCCCTTTGTTGCGATGGAGGCTTTTGACCGGTGCGGATCGATCCCGGTGGATTTCAACGCCTTGAAGGGCCGCCCCTGCTTCATCGGCGTTGACCTCGCACAGGTGAACGACCTTGGCGCCGTGGTCGCGGCATGGCCGACCGATGACGGCGGTTATATCATCCGCCCGTGGTTCTTCGCGCCAGCCGACGCCATCGCGGAAAAATCCCGCACCGAAGGCGTGAACTATAGCGAGTGGGAAAAGGCCGGTTACGTAACCGCCACGCCCGGCGCCACCATCGATTTCGATTTCATCGAAGAGCGCATTCGGGAAATCTGCAAAGAGCACGATGTCCGCCAGATCGCCTTTGACCCGTGGCGAGCGCAGAAGCTTCAGCAAAACCTGATGGCCGATAACTTCCCGGTTGTCGATTTCAGACAGGGCTTCATTTCCATGTCGCCAGCTTGTGACGTAACGGAAAAGGCCATCCTTGACGGCAAGTTTTACCACGCCGCCAACCCGGTCTTGCGCTGGAACTTCGACAACGTCGCCGTGGTCAGAGACGCCGCAGGCAATCGCAAATTCGACAAGTCCAAGTCCCGCGACAAGATCGACGGCGCCGTGGCGGCGCTGATGGCTGTCCGTTGCGCTGCGATCTATCAGGACAACCGATCCACCTACAACAACCCCGATAACGGCGGCGTCTTCATCTTCTAAGGAATGACAAATGGTTGAAATTGCACCGCTCGGCGCTCTTGTGGTCGATATTGAAGCCCGCGTCGACAAGCTCGAAAAGGGCATTGCCAAGGCCAACGCTGCGCAGCGGCGCGGTGCCACCGAAATGGAAAACCGCGCCCGGCAATCGGCGCGGAAGATCGAAGACACTTATTCCCGGTCATTCGACCGGATCGGCAAGACCATCGAAAACGGCTTCGCCGCCTTCAGCCGTGGCAGCGCGGCGGTTGCTGGCGCTGGCGCGGCTGCGCTCGCCTTCAAGGAGATCGCGAATTCGGTTGCGGAAGTGGACCGCGAAGCCCGCAAGGCTGGCGTGTCTGCGAAGGTTTGGCAGCAATGGGCGTTTGTCGCCAAAGCGACCGGCGCAAGCGTTGACGGCGTCACCGACGCCCTGAAGGAAATGAACATCCGGGCCAACGAATTCGCGCTCACCGGCAAAGGCGGCGGCGCCGAATGGTTCACGCGCTTCGGCTATTCTGCCGAAGAAGTGGGCCGCAAGCTTCGCGAGCCGAACGCCTTCCTCGATGAACTGATCGGCAAGATCAAACAGCTTGATCAGGCGGGCCAGACGCGCGCCGTTGATGAACTGTTCGGCGGGACCGGCGCGGAAGAGCTATCGAAAGCCCTTGGCTTGTCCGTCGAGCAAATCCAGAAGCTACGCAGCGAAGCCGCGACCTTCAGCGCCGAACAGATCGAATCCGCAAAGCGTGTAAACGCCGCATGGGATACCATGTGGGCGAACTTCACGGTTCGCGCCAAGGCCGCAGCCATTGAAGGCGCGAATATCGCCGCCTCAATTGCGCAGTCTATCAGGGACGCAGGCGAAAGCGTTGGCGCCGATAAGTGGCTTGATGGCACTCGGCTTGCACCGGGCGCCCTTGAAGCCGGGCGCCGCGACTATGATCAGCGGCAGGAACTCGCGGAGCTGAACGACCTTCTGAAGCAGCGCGCCGAACTCATGGCAGAGCTTGAAGGCATGTCGCCGCTTGCCCGCTCACTCGGCTTTGACGAGAGCGTCAAGGCAAACCTTCGGGAAGTGGACGCCCGCATTCGCGAGGTGCAACAGGCATTGCAGGATACCCGCCCGGTCATCGATGGCGTCAAGGATTCCAGCGAAGCGCTTTCGCCCGCCTTCGACCGCAACGCCACGGCGGCAATAAACTTCAAAACCGCCCTGGCTGAACTGAAGGCGCTTGTTCCGGGCCTGAAGGCCGACTTTGACGCGCTCGCACAGTCCGACGCCCTGAACACCGCATATCAGAACGCCGCGCGCAACGCCCGCTCTATGGGCGAACTGTGGCAGGCGACGGACATTGCCAGCCGCGCCCGATCGATCGCGACCTATGGTCAGCACGACAATATCCTCGACTTGATTGGCGCCGCCGAAGGGACCGACAGAGGGCGCGGCTATAACGAAACGCTCGGCTATGGCGCCTTTACCGGTGGCGCGCAAAACCTTACAGGCATGACGCTTGATGAGATCATGGCGCTTCAGGGCCGCATGCTCGCCAACCCGGCCAACACCTTCAATTCATCCGCCGTGGGCCGCTACCAGATCACGCGCCAGACGCTTCAGGACGCCATGCGGCAGATGAACCTTGCCGGTGATCGGACCTTTGACGCAGCCACACAGGATGAAATCGCCCGCTGGCTTCTGCGCAGCACGGGCGGCAACGTTGACGCCTTGCGTGGCCGCTGGGAGGGATTGCAGCGCGTGGATGTTTCCACCATCCGCAACGCCTATGCAGGCACCCCCACCGCTGCGCAGAACCTTGACCCATCGCCGGGGCAGCAGCGCCAGACTGATCTTCTAAGGCAGCAGACCGACGCCCGCCGCAACCTGAACCAGACCGTTCAGGAAGGGCTTGATCAGGCCCGCTTTGAGCAGTCCATTTCCGGCATGTCGGAACGGCAGCGCCGTATCGAGCTAGAAGTTTATCGAGCGCAGCAGCAGGCCAAGCGCGAAGGCATCACGCTATCCGATCAGGAGCTTCAGAAGATCCGCGAAAAGATCGCGATGACGCAGCAGCTAGAGGCCAAGAATCAGCAGGTGGCGGCATCGACAGAAGGATTGAAGCAGGGGCAACAGTTCTTCGCGGAATCTTTCACACAGTCACTCTCCGGGCTTCTGACCGGCACGACCACATTGCAGGGCGCCGTTCAAAGCCTTCTGAATTCCCTGATCGACGCGACCCTGCAGGCTGCACTTCTCGGTAAGGGACCGCTTTCCGGTATCCTCGGCGGCGGCACCGGCTTGCTCGGTATGATCTTCGGCTTCAGCAGCGGCGGCTATACCGGTGATGGCGGCAAGTTCGAACCAGCTGGCATCGTGCACCGTGGCGAATATGTCATGTCAAAGGACGCGACCAAGAGGCTGGGCGCCGCGAACCTCGAAGCGCTTCATCGTGCTGCGCTCGGGAAGCCCGGCTATGCCAAGGGCGGGCTTGTCGGATCACCGGCCAAGCTGGCGCCCGTGTCATCGGAACATCGCGGCGGCGGCGTGACTGCGCAGGCCATCACCATCAACAGCCCTGTCACCGTCAACGCGACGGGCGGCGATGCGCAGCAAAATGCCGATCTTGCCCGGCAAGTTGCGAAGGAACATGAAAACATGATGCGCGCCGTGGTGCGGCAGGAAGTGTTCAACATGCAGAAGCCCGGAAACTTGCTGAACCGGTAGCGCCCTGCATATCCCGCTTGCACCCCATGGCGGGATATGCGATTCTATTAGCATAAACGTGCCAGCCAGCCGACGAACCTACCAGCTTACGCGCCTCGCAAAATCCCCTCAGCATTCTGCTATATAGAAACCGCTCATGGCGTCATCCATGCGCGCACCATACTGGCACCGTTTACAAGGGCGACACCGGGACTCTAGACCGGCGCCATCAGCTGGCCAGAAGCAACCGGAAGATCAGCCGACAAGCTCCCCTGAATAAGGACGCCCCGGCGGGTTATCGCCGCCTGCCTCGGCAGGGAATGGATGCAAGAAAATGACAAGCGCACTGTGGCACTCTTCGGAGGGACACAACGCTTGGCTACGGATCGATTGAAGGCAAGTCGGTTCGTAGTGCGCACTCTTCGGAGTGTAACCGCTTCGGTCGCAAGACCGGGATAGCGGGGCGAATATCAGGTAAGGGAAGCCGCCTGATGCAGATTGACTATCTTTAGCCCTTCACCACCTGTTGCACGGTAACAGATATCCCCCTCTGGTAAGAACACAAATGGCAGCTTCTATCTGTCTGTTCTTACCAGAGGGGGAAAGTCCTATTCCCGGTGGCATATGATCAGAGCAACAAACCACCGGCACCACGAAACAGGTCAAGAGAACGCCGCGAAGCGGCGGCAAGGCCGAAGGCCGCGCAGGCGAGCGCAGCGAGCAACAGGCGTTAGTCACCACCATTTGCATCGCTTCCCAAAACCGTATGCAGCTAAGATCACCAACACGGCAATAATTGCTGTCTGACCGGACGCCGACAGTTCGACCACGTCAATGATTTTGATTGTGAGGGAATTGGTTGTTTCGTTCACAGCGCGCACCTTTCACCAAAAAGGAAGGAGCACTCTTGCGCTGCATTTAAGTAGTTAGCTCCGATTCGGTGGGGCTGTCTAGCGGTTTGCTTTATCCAATCTAGCCGCACATGCCCGGTTCGGCTTCGGGTTTCTTTAACTGATTGAAATTGTTTTGGAAATATGTGATTCTATGTTCCGAATTCTGATCGTGGTGCAAATGTCAAGATATTTGCCTGCGACTGAAGAAAATTCAAAAAGCCTGACCGAACTTGCTATATATTCATCAGCAGCCGAAACGGCTTCCAACTCTTCCGGCTGCCAGACAAAGGACGACCTGAACCCCGCGTGTGCCTTCCACGCGGGGTTTCTTTTTGCCTGCCATGTCCTGAAACGCAAACACCCCCACTGCCGTGAAGCAATGAGGGTGTTTGTGGGAGAGTGCCAGCCGTAGCACGTCTGCCGTTGCGAGTATTATAATACCACATTTCAGCGCCTTGTGAATCCCCGGCTGCGAAATTTCTTGAAGGCCAAAGGTCAGTCACCGGTGCCTTAACCTACTGTATTCATTATTAAAATAGCGATTTCGGGTATTGACGCGATTCCGCAAATCAGCAAGATTCTGCCTGTCACCAATCGGAGGGTTACAGATGGATGATGTTTACGTCGCTGATGAAGATTACGCCCGGCTGCTTGACCACCTGCTTGATTGCAGGCTCGGGGAGATGCTTGCGGCTTACCGGGATGAACTGCGCAGCATGTTGACCATGGCGCTCGGGCTTCAGGCGGGGGTTTGGCCGGAGTCGTCTAAGGTCGATTAA